CCCGCAAGTTTGACAGAAAGTGAGTTTGATAATGGCGAAGGGTGATTTCATCGGGCTACCCCTTGCTACCCTAACTTCTCTTCGTGATAAGTATATCACTTGTCTTGAGGCGATAGCGGTGGCGGGTTCAAGCTATTCGATAGCTGGTCGTTCGTTTTCAAGAGCGAATCTCGGTGAGGTGAGAGATACGATTATGGAGCTAACCCTAGCCATTCAGCAAGCGACTGGAACTAGAGTTCGCACAACCTACGCAAATTTCGGCTCGTGAAAAAAGCCTCTCTCAATCTGATCGACAAGGCGATTGCCTTTGTAAATCCTCAAGGGGCGGTTGATAGGCTTGTTGCTCGTCAAAGGATTAAGAACTTCGAGTATGACGCAGTTAAGTATTCAAGGCAACGCAAAGGGCCGAGCCAGTTGTCGGGTGCGGAAGATTATCGTTCTAACTATGACCGAGTAGAATTGATGAAAAGGGCAAGGGATTTGGCAGAGAATGTTGGCCTTGTTCGCTCCATCCTAATGAAGTTCGCCAGCCATACCGCCGCAAACATTTCCTACCAAGCCCGAACCGAGAACCCAGAAGTCAATACAGATGTCGAGATGTATTGGGCAGAGTGGTTCGATAAATGCGACATCTCAACAAGGCATACTGGTTCAACACTTATGCAAGTGGCGATGATGTCGATGTTGCGAGATGGCGATTTTTTGTTTTGCCTCGTGCGTGATTCTGATGGCAACTTAAAAATACAAGGCATTGAAGGAGATAGACTTGGCGACCCATTCAAAGTCTATACAAGCTCCGAGTTAATTGGTGGAATCCATATCGATCAACGGACTGGGGCACCAACGGCCTACGACATTTACAGCCGAAGCATCGGCGATATGTACACCTACCAAGTAACGATTCCAGCGAGCCAAGGCTTTCATTTATTCGACCCACTCCGCATCGACCAGTACCGAGGAATCTCAGCTTTCCATACCGCAATCAATGACGCAACGGATATTCACGAAATCGTAGGCTTCGAGAAGATGTCGGCCAAGGTTGCTTCTAGCCAGAGTGCAATTATAAAGAGGAATAACAACAATGCCTCCGATCTCTCGTCGCTCACAAACGACCAAGACATTAACGGAAGCCCAATCAAACTAGAGGCGATTGAGTCTGGCAAAATCTCTTACCTAGAGCCGGGTGAGGACATCGTGTTTCCAGATGGGCCGAGCCGTCCCTCTGGTGCGTTTGCAGAGTTTCACAAGATTCTTTTGAGGAACATTTGCTTGGGCGTTGGCATCCCTTACAGCTTCGCCGTAGACCCTTCGGCTATGAGTGGCCCGACAGCCCGCCTTGAGATGCAACAAGCCGGACGCACCTTCCGCAGATACCAGAAGCTACTAGATGATAAGGTTCTTCGCCCCATTAAGAACATCGTTATTGCCGATGGGGTTGCAAGGGGATTGATTGAGAAGAATGTTGGGAGCAGAACGACAAGAGGCATTTTCAATTTCGGGGCGAATGTATCTATTGATTTAGGCAGAGAATCCGCTTCCGCAATCTCCGAGTTTAAGACTGGCCTACGCACCGCCGCTGACATCTACGCAGAGCGTGGTCAAGACTTTGAAAGTGCTATGCGACAAAGGGCTATTGAGGCCAAGCTAGTTAAGGATTTGGCTGGGGAATACGAAGTTTCGGCAGACACAATCTCCGACATCGCCGCAGAGGGATTGACCAGAGATTCACAAAAAGCACAAGCAACCCCAGCCGAGGGCGAGCAGACACCCGCTGGACAACCTTCGGACGAGGATATGCTTGGTGGTGCTTCACTCAATGGGGCACAAGTCGCATCCCTTATCAATGTTATCAATGCGGTTGCTATGGGTGCGGTTTCCAAGGAGGGTGCAGTATCTATCATCACCGCCGCCTTCCCGACCATCAGCCCAGACCAAGCAAGGGCAATCATCGCTGGGGTCAATATCGGAACAACCATTCCAACCACCAAAGAAGAGAAACAGCAAATCGCAAAAGACCAAGAAGGGGATTCTTCGGGAGGCTCGACACCCCCAGCCCCAGAACCGACCACGCCCCCGACCGCCCCCACGGCAACATCACAAAAAAAAAGTAGTTTAGACGTTTTAGAAAGCCTCGACCCCGCATCTATTAAGATGCTGATTGAGGGGATGATGGGCGGGATTGAGTTAGCAAAATACGATGGGATTGATTTTACACCCCCAGAAGGAGCTAGAGATGCCGCCAAAAGAGCCTTGGATGTGCGGGAGACTAAACCACCCAGCCAAAGGGGAATGACCCCAGTAGGCATCGCCAGAGCTAGGGACTTGCAAAATGGCGTGAAGCTATCACCCGACACAGTAAGGCGAATGCTCAACTTCCTAACTCGCCACGAAGTCGATAAGAAGGGAGCAACTTGGGACGACCAGGGGAAGGGCTGGCAAGCGTGGCACGGATGGGGTGGTGATGCTGGGTATGCTTGGGCAAGGAAAGTGGTTGGACAGATGGAGGCGAGGGACAAGAAAACCGAGTTTGTTACTGGTAGGGATTGCGGGCAAGATGAGGGTGGAACTTTCGGGCCAGACAACAAGTGTGCGGAGGGTTACGGCAGACCCCCACTCAAGGGAGGATACACCCCAACCCGACCCGGTGGGAAATTCCCCAAGGATTACAAAAGGCCAACAATCCAAAAACAAAAAGAACAACCACCTAAAAGCCCAGAAAAATCAAAGAAAGAAATCCCTAGTTCAGATAAAATTAAGAAGGGCACGGCTCAATCACAAGCACCAGACGCAAAAGCAGTCGAATGGGCAAAAACCATAAAATCAGACAAAAACGATAAAAAGCTATTTGAGGATTTTACTGGAAGTCGCTTCAGGGAAATAAACACAAATCCAGAAGGACAAGAAGGACAAAGAATAATCTCCCTTATTAATAAACAATCGTCTCAAACGCAAAAAACAGATATGTACCGAGGTCTTTCGCTAAAGTCAGAAGAGGACGCAAACCGCTTTTTTGAGGGATTGAGGGGTGGTCAAACGACAAATAGAACATTAACATCCTTTACCCCCGATCCAAACCAAGCCGCCTTCTTTTCGTTTGCGAAAACAAAAGAGCCTGTTTCTGTATTTATGACCCTAAAATCTTCTAAAAACCTTAAAGCCTTGCAGGGTGTTTCGGTAGAAAGTTTTGAGGAAGAGTTTGTATTGACTCGCGGGAAGAGACTGCGTTTAATAGGAGAACCAAGAAGAAAAAAGAATACGCTAGAGTTTGAAATAGATGTTGAGGAGTATTAAGCAAATGCCAATAGAAGAAAGATTAATCGATTCTGGGGCTGATGGATTTTCGCCAATACGAGACGAAGAACTAGCAGAACCAGCTTCTTGCCCAATCGCAACTCAAGACATCAAAACCAACCTAGCCAATAGGCAGACAGCCGTGAACGATGCGAACTACGGCCCAGCTAACCCGAACGAACCCAACGAGGATTATTGGAAAGCCAAGGCAGACGAGTTTCAAGGCGATGTAGCAACTGCAAAGAAGATGCTTTGCGGTAATTGTGCGGCCTTCGACCAGAGGAGCAAGGTTCTTGGGTGCATTAAGAAGGGAATTGGAGAGGATGCAAACGAAGTAGCCATTGGTGGCGATCTAGGTTACTGCGAGATTTTTGACTTTAAGTGTGCGGCCAAAAGGACTTGTGACGCTTGGATTGTGGGCGGGCCGATTACAGACAAGAAGGAAGAACTAGCCCGACCAGTAAGCCAAACCCCAGCCCCTCCCAAGGAACGAATCAAAGGCTCAAAGAAGAACCCCGAAGGCACGGCATCCACAAGGAGCAAAGCTGGTGACATTGAGATTTCAGCCGAGAACGAAGAGGCATTGAAGAACAAGATTGCCGAGTTCAAAGACAAGTACCCCTCAAGGAAAGCCCCCACCCTTGGAGCATTAAAGAAAGTGTTTCGCCGGGGGGCGGGTGCGTTCTCTACCAGCTTTAGGCCAACGATTACCGGGGGAAAGCCCAACTCACGCAACGCTTGGGCGATGGCTAGGGTGAACAAGTTTCTCAAGATGGCGGGTGGGGGCGAGGTCAAGAAGTCATACCGAGCGGCAGACGGCGATCTTCTTTGACATAATCTGGGCATTTATGCCTTTACCCCTACCTTCCGCAGACGAATCCGAGCAAGACTTTGTTTCCCGCTTTATGGGGGACGAGCAAGCTATTAGCGACTTTCCAGACGAACAGCAAAGGGCGGCGGTTGCCTATTCTACTTATCGAGACGAGGAGATGGAGGAAATGGAGCTAGGCGGGGTGAGTATTTTGGAGGTGGGAGAGGCTAAAGGACACGA